GTGGCTCGTATTCTCTCCGCGTTGTAAGGGGTTGAGATGGCAGGCGCACTCGACACGCTTTTCAAAAACGTTGCCAAGCAGGTCGTTGCAGATCTGGGCAAGTCGTTTGACCACACAATTACGTACACCCGCAAGGCATCTCCGAGCTATGACACCAGCACTGGAGCGCTGGCAACGACTGATACGACTTACTCCTTCGATGTTCCAGTTGAGTTTGTTGACGCTGAAGAAGAGGAAGGACGCGAAGAGCGCAAGGCTCGCCTGTATATCACTCCCGATCAGATTGGAGACAACCAGCCTACGTTTGAAGACACGGTAACGCTGAAGTATGCGGGATCAAACCGCGTTGCTCAGATTACAGACATTCGGACGTTCAAGGGTGACCAGGAGTATCTGTATCAGTTACTGGTGAGGTTCTGATGGCTAAACGCGCTGGCACGGATCAAATCATGCCCGATCTTGAAGCTCACATGCAGGAAAGCTTTAACAGGCTGACTCGCGAGATCATGCGAGAACTGGCAACTACAGATCGTAGTCCTGTTTATACGGGCTTCTTTGCATCAAGTTGGCAAGCAAGCAGGAGTAAAATTCAACCTACAGATGAGCTTGAAGAGCCTTGGCTCGGCATCAAAAAGAAAAAAGACGCCGATCGCAGCAATAAAGACTACAAAATTGATCCTCGGTTTTATCCGCCTGACCAAAACTTTAACTACAAGCGCCGCGTTTTTATTGGCAACAAGGTTAAGTACGCAGTTTGGGCACTAGAGGACGGAAGAGTTCAGCGTTTTGTTCAAAGTCCGGACATGGCGAAGCTTGTTAGAGACAATTTCAAGGAGCGTCGTCGGGCACTGATTTCTGTTGCTGGTAGAGGCGGTGTCGGCAAGTTCGGCTCATTTAAAGGCAAGACCTATATTGATTACAACGAGGTGGCGCAATGACTCTTGTAAACGCTCGCGCTGCTTTTGAGAAGGCTGTGACGGATGCAGTTGCAGACGCCGATAACACGGTGTTGATGGTCTACGACAACGTGGCATTTACGACGCCTGGTAAAACTAAAAAGTACATCTTGATGACGGTCAGCTTTGGCCAGTCCACGCTTCAAAACCAAGGCGCGGCTCAGGACTATTACGCTGGAACGATTCAATGCAACGTCTATGTACCTAAATCTGCTGGCACGGCAGTGCTTTCAGCAATTAGCGAATCAGTTATTGATGGCCTGACCTCAGTCAATGCCAGCGGTTACACCGATACGTTTAGCAGCAAGCCCAGAGTGCTGGACATCGTTGGGCCTACACCGTTAAACATTGAAGACAGGTCGCACTTCGTCGGAGTGATTTCTTGCCAATTTACGGCAACAGCGTAGTATTCTATTGAAAGCAGGTAATTTCTCAATGCGAGCTGTAGAGCTTCTTCGCAACAAGTTTGGTGTCAGTCAGCTGTATAAACACGCAGTTGAGCAGGACGGCGAGGTGGTGTTGGAGGTCTATTGGAATCCCTTGACCATTGCTGAACGCGAAGCAATCCAGAAGAACGCCGATTCAGAGGATTCGGGTGACTTTGCGTTGAGCATGATGATCCGCAAAGCATTGGACGCTGACGGTAAGCGGCTGTTTCAAGACGGCGAAAAAGCGGTACTGAAGAATTCGGTTGAAGCTGGTGTGCTTCAAGAAATTCAGCTAGCCATGCTGAACTCTGGTGCGGAAAACAAAGTGGAGGACGCTAAAGCGAGCTTGAAAAGCTAGTAACGACTGGTTTTTCATCTTTTTTCTTGCTGAAAAGCTTGGAATGACGGTTGGTACGCTGACGCAGCAGCTTACCCAGGAGGAGCTGGTGAGTTGGTCGGCGTATTACTCGTTAAAGAACGAAAAGGAAGAAGAAGCTAGGGATCAGGCAAAAATGGTTCAAAGGGCCAAGATGCGGTAGACACGATAGACTTGGTTGAGCAGTCGCTTTACGTCCAGCCATGGATTATGGCATTAACATTGGCGTAAACGTACAGAGCGCTCAGCTTAAAAGCCTGACGAGGGAGCTTAAAGAGCTTCGTCAGATTGAGCAGGATTTAGTTCAGCTAAAGAAAGAAGGCGCAGTCGCAGACAAGGACGCGGCTCGGCTTCGACGACAAGCAAAAGATCAAGCAGCTCAACTAAAAAAGGCAACACTAGAGCAAACAAAAGCTTTTAATTTTAATGGAAACGCTATCAAAGAAGGCGTTGGAAAACTGCGAGAATATACATCAGAGCTCAAAGACGCTAGAACTAATTTTAAAAAAGGAAGTGAAGAAGCAAAAATTTTTACTGACGCAATAACTAAGGCTGATTTTACTGCTTCTGTTAAAGGACTTAAAGAATTTAAAAGACAAGCAGAAGACACTAGTCGTGCTTTGCAACTGCTGATGATAGGCAGTGGCAGCAGCGCGAAAAGTGTACCGAGGTTTGGCGCGTTTACAGGAATGAAGGAATTGCTGGAGTTTGAGCCAGCAAACACTACCCGAGGTCTTGCAGATTACAGCCGAGTTCTTGAAGGGGTTATTGGGCAAGTTGATATAGCTTCTACGTCGTACCAAGAACTTGCTTCTCGGCTTAGAGAAGTCAACAATTTGATGGCGGGAGTACCCATAGAGACTATGGGGCCTGCAACTGTTTTAGATTCTCCAGAGGCTGCGGCTCAGAGAGCAGAGTTTCAACGTCGACGAAGAGCAGAGCGCAACAGACGTCTTAAAGGTGCAGCTGGTGGTGCTCTATTAAGCGGTGGTTTTCCACTTTTGTTTGGTCAGTCAACCACCGCCGCAATCACTGGCGGCGTAGGTGGTGCCATTGGTGGAGCAATGGGCGGAACATTTGGTTTTGCTTTGGGCATTGTTGGTACAGCTATTGGTGATGCTATTGACAAAAATCTTAAATTTAAAAAATCCTTGGGAGACTTGAATAACGCATTTAGCAAGGCAGGTGGTGACGCTAAATTTTTTGCTGGAGACATCGACGATCTTGCTAAAAGTCTTCGCATAACAAGAGAAGAAGCAATGGAGCTTGCTGCTTCTTTCGCTTTTCTCGGTGACAAAAAGCTTGGAGAGAACGCAGCAAAGCTGTTTGGCACGCCTCAGCTGTTAAGGTCTGTTGCTCAAATAAATGATGCAGAAAGCTTGGGTCAGTCTTTAAGAGACTTATCTGCTGAGATTGGAGAGCAAGAGGCTATAACCCTAGGTAATGAAATTAGAGGATTAAGTGTTCGAGAGCAACGCCTGAAAATCGAAGAAAAGCTCAATCAAGTTCGCGGAAGAACGGTCAAGCTTACAAATGAAGAGCTTCGAGCAACGACTAGAACAACCCGCAGGCGAGCTTTTAGGGGTGCGGGCCCTCGTCCCACTCAATTTAAAACTGCTATTCCTGCTTCTGAGCTTGGCGTTAGTGAAAGCTCTGCAGCATTTGAAGAGTTTCTTCGTTCTTTTGAAGATCAATCCACTGGTGGGTCAAAAGCAGATCCAACAATCATGCTGCGTAAGCGCTTAGAAGTTGTTCAAGCGCAAGTTATTGCCGAAACAGACTTAATTGCTTTGCAGGGTAAACAAAGTCAGGCTGGTCGAGTTATTTTAAGACAGCAAATAGCAATCGGAAAAGCTAGAGCCGCAGCAAAAGCAGATCTAGAAAAATTTAAAGATCCAGAAGATCAACGTCTAGTACGACTGCGAGAAACGGGAGAAATAGCGGTTGCAAATCTTAAGTTTGATCGGGAAGCGCTTGAGTTGGCAGAAAAGACTCTAATGCAGACTAAAGATTTAATTAGGCCGCTTGATGATCAGCTTAACGCAATAAAAGACAAAGCGGCATTCGAGCGTGAATACGGCCAACTAATTATGGCCGGAGTTGTTCCAGCGGTTGCTCAACAGACTGTTGAAATTAACAAACAGGTTAAAGAAATTGATCGACTTACTCAAAAGCAGTTAACTGAAATTGATTTGCGGATTGAGACGCTGCAGCTTCTTGTTGACGCTGCTGCGGGTACAGAGCTTCAGGCAGACCTGCAAGAACGGCTAAACAAAGCATTGGAGCGCCGCAATGAAATTGAACGTCGCGGAGAGGAAGCCAAAGGTGCTGCTCGTGATGCTGAAAAAACTGATCGCGATCGAATAGACGATGCCATTAAGGCGGTTCAAGGTCAACTCAATACATTGATGGACCCCGTTAACCAGTTAATTGCTTTAGCGGATGTTGTAGGTAATTCATTTGCCGAGTCTTTCCGAGGCATTGTTGACGGCAGCATGAGTGCTCGCGAAGCGCTGGCCAACCTGTTCCAGCGCACAGCGGATCACTTCCTTGATATGGCTGCACAAATGATTGCAGCTCAGATCAAGATGAAGATTCTGGGCATTGGTCTCAACTTTGCTAGTGGAATGGTTGGTGTCGGCGAAATGGCAAATATGGGCAATATCGGCATGGGAGGTTCCGGAATTGTTGAAAACAGTTTTGGCCAAGGCTTTGGAACGTTTGGACCTAACTTTGGTATTCGTCAATATGCTGAGGGTGGATATGTTTCTGGTCCTACTCGCGCACTTGTCGGAGAAGGCGGTCAAGGCGAGTACGTCATTCCAGAAGGCAAAATGCGTGAAAGCATGGCGCGGTACTCGCGTGGTGCTCGCGGTTCTGCGGTTATT